CAAACAAGAACTTTTTAGAATCTCGTGGTACATGCGTGGTGGTGTCACAGTGGACGAACTTCTACAACTGTATAGTTTTGAAGATCGTGACATGATCTATAATGTGATTAACGAAAATATCGAAACCACTAAAGAAACACGAATGCCTTTACTGTAAAGAAGAACTTGCGTTCTTCTGTTCTTCGCTTTCGCTCGAACTGTTGTTGTTTTTAAGAACTATCAACTGCGAAGCAGTTTAAATATTATCTAGATTGTGTAGTCACACTTCGCCCTGGCGGGCAAAGTTATTTGAACATTATCTGAGTTGAGCAGTTCACTTAGCGTTTGCACTACAAGTATTTCTACTAGCTTAGGCGGTTATCCGGTACCTAATCATGCTGTCTTATCACAACGGCGGCACACACTCATACGCTAACATGCGTGTGTACGTGGGGCGTATTTCCCCTCTTTTAGCCTTTTAAAATCTTTTCAAACAGCAAAATCAGTTGTGTCAAGGCATATCTGATCGTCGTCCTGTAAAGGATAGTTGCTGAGTACTCCTAACGGCTGGAGAATTTCCCTCCCTGCGATCCGAGATCCAGGTGTACGGGCACATGAAATTGGCTTGTGCTTGCTTTAACCGTTTAACTTTTTGCCTTTGATGTGGGAGCCGTGGACACGAACAGATATCTGACCGTTATAATATTCGTCAGATTCCAATACCCTGCGTGTAAATTGTTCTCGTGCCTCTACGTATGACGTTTCTGCCTTGGACTTACAATAAAATAGTATTTCCCTGCGAAAGTTTTCTTGACCTAACTGCACAACATCTTTGCCTAACTCATCACTGGAACCATAATAGTCCTGCCAATCGCTGTCAATTTTGCTGCGGATTTTCTTTTTCTTCTTGGTGCCGTTCTTTAACTTGACCACTTTGTAAGTGGTTTTTGCAAATTTGGCTAATTTTTTGCCTATGTACATACGCCCAGTGACTGTGTTTGTTATGAGATACACAAACCCAACACAATCCTCGGGCAATTCTTCTATTAATTGATTTTCGTAATACCAAGACATACACTAGTTAGTGCTATCTTGATCTCCACTTGTGCCTTTTTGATTTGCCTTGCGTTCACGTTTAGCTGTGTCCAGATACACACGATATTTTTGAACATGTTCTCTACGTTGCTTTGCTATGATTCTAATTTGTGCTAACCAGTAGCGCATATTTTCGCCTGCGATGCGTGTGCCTTTTGCCTGCCAATCTTGATTTGCTTTGAAGTATTGTCTAAAAGCCGCCATGAGTTGTTCATGCGACTCTTCGTTTTGTGTTGATGATGGCTCAACGTGTTTACTCATTGCCTTTTATTATGCCTAATAATTGTTTGTGTCCGTAGCTTCGAATAAATTGTTCTTCTTCAGCAAAGTGCTCACACTGGGCTATTGCCTGTTCTGCTGACCACTTGATTCTGTACAAGTCCTTTTTACATTCCCAATGCCACGCATTATTACGTCCACGCTCATTTGTGGCGTCTCTAATGCGTCGACAAAGTTCATAAACTTGTTCAACAGTCCAGGCTTTTAGCATTATTCTGTGACCTCTAAGTCGTTTGCATAGCTGGTATACCCATTTTCTTTGATAACCTTTAGAACATTGTTAACACGCCCAATCAATTCATCCTTGTGACTGATCAAGAAAATGTTCTTTTTACGTTCTCGGCTCATCTTTTTAAGCACTGCTAAGGCACCTTCTACACCAGCTGAGTCTAATCCGTTGTCAATAAGTTCGTCAACAAACAACAAATTGATTTGTTGATACAAACTTTCCCACACATCACGGAATGCCCAAGACAAACTCAGTATCAATCTGTTGCGTTCACCTCGACTCAAGTTATCAAAGTCCAAGTCCTGCCCCAGTTGTGTGATGATAACAGTGAGGTCGTTCTGGAATATCACCGTGTGTGGCAATCCCATCTTGTCAAGATAGTGCGTCAGTCTGTTGTTTAGATAGGCCAAGTTCTGATCTATAATCTTTTTTCGTATAAAACTGTCTTTGCTGGTCAGCAATTTAAGTAAAAACTCCTGATGATCTTTGAGACTATTGAGATTATTAACACCATCCCAGGAAATTTCTTGCATGGCTGTGTCAGTAAGCTCGTCTATTTGCTCTTGATACGGATCAGTTTCGTCTGCTTTGGTAATTAATTGTGTTTCCAATGTTTTTAAATTGTTCTGATGCTTGAGAGCCTGCTCCAAACTATCGTAATAAGTGTTGGGCCTGCCGTTAATATCTCCAATTGTTTCTAATTCTTTAACAATTTTGCCTAGATCTTTTGTAACTTTGTTAAAATAAGTGTTGGCTTCTTCCAAATGCTTTACTGCCAGTGCATTCATTTCTTCATGTTTGTGATCATGCAACTGTTGTTCGCAAGCATGGCATGTTTTGTTTGCTAGACTTTCTAGTTCTTTTGTGTACTTTGTTAAACTTTTTTCTGCTTGCGCCAGCGCACTTTCCAGAGTAGCACGTTCTTTGTTCAAACTTTTTAGTTTGGCAGCACTTTCATCGTAAACTTTTAGTTCTGCATGCTTTGCTACTTCAGAATCAATGTCAACACTTTCAAGTTCCACAATTGCACGACCAATTTTTTCTATTTCGTTAGCATGTTGTGTGCGCCAAGCACTTTGTCTAGTTAATAATGCATCAATACTCTTTTGAATACCTTCATTGGCTTTCTTGGTAGCTTCAATATTGGCAGACTCTTGAGTGATATTTTCTTTAGTTTGTCTAATAAGTTCTTTTAATGCTTCAGCCTTTTCACTTAGCAAAGTAATTCCCAGCAATTGTTCAATGATAACTCGCTGATCATTTGCCCGCATGCTGAGAAATGGCTCTGTGTAAGTGTTAAGGGCAACAATATGCTTGAACATGTCGTGGCTCATGCCCAACAATTCATCAAGATCTCGTTGCGTTTCTCGCATGTCTCCTTGCGAGTCGTCTGTTTCTTCAGTTTCTTGTGCTTGATCGTTGACAAAAAACTGTAGAACATTGGGTTTGCGCCCACGTTCAATGCGATAGTCCATGCCGTCTTTTTCAAACGCCAGTGTAACCAACATGTTTTTATTGTTAATCTTGTTAATTAGATTATCTTTTTTAATATTGGTTAATGCATTGCCAAACAATGCGTAACTCAAAGCATTCACAATGGTAGTTTTACCTGTGCCGTTGCGACTGCCATTGTCATCGCCACCTTGATCCAAGTTTTCACCCAGTACCAGTGTTAGATTTTCTTGTGCAAAATTTACAGCTTGGGTTTGATTACCTACGCTCATAAAGTTTTTAACTGTCAGTTCTTTTAATTTTAAACTCATAGGCTATTATAAATTGATAATAATACGTTTTTGTCAAATTGATCACTGTCAATGTTAACAATTTGGCTACTGACAATCTGGTCCACACTCTCAAATGCTTGTATATCAATGTTAGTGTTGATTTCTATGTCTTTCTTTTCTGCAATCAAAGTCAGTTCTCGGATATCATAGTCCGCAATGAATTTTTCTTTGATAAAACTTGCTTCTTCAAATGTGATATCTATGTCAAGTGTAACACGCAAGTGCTGTTTGGGTCTGATAATTGTCTCAGCATCGTCAATCAATTGACTTAGTTTGACAGTTCTAAATGTGGGTTGGTTGGGCCAACTGTGATATTCTGGAGTTCCACCCCATTCTAATATCATCATGCCACGGTCATCGTCCCATGCATCTGCATAGTTGTGCGGGAATGCATTGCCAATGTACACCATGTTCTTCTGTTGCTGGCGCTTGTGAAAGTGTCCACTAAAGCCAAGTTCATAATTTTTAAAACTATCCAACTGAATCTCACCGTGATCCGGCATTTGAATCATGGCATTCATAAAGAAGCTGGGCAACTCAAAGTGGCCAAATATGTACTTGCCGCCTTTCTTGCCCACGCTTCGCCATTCGTCTCCTACAAGCCACGGGCAAAGGGTAACATCGCCAATGGTAGTGGGTTCATGAACCACAGTAATTCCAGGAATATACTTGCCAAACTCTACAGAATGAATATCACGCTTGTCTTTGTAGTAAAGATCATGATTGCCAGGAAAGAAATAAAAGTTATCGAACGCCTGACCCAACTTTTCCAAAGCCCTAAGACTATAGTCCATAGTGGTGATATTGAGACTGTTGCGATTGTGATGCCAATCGCCCATAAAAATTCCAGTATCACAACCTTGCTCTTTGGCTTTGGCAATGTACCACTCCACAAATTCCTCACAATCTTGATTGTGGGTGCTACTGTTGCTCTTGAGACCGAAATGAATGTCGGTAAAACAAGCCACTTTTTTAAATAAATTACTCACTGGCAGTATCCTCATTGTGTCGTTTCAAAGCAGCTGCATGTTCGCCTGCACCGGTTCTGCTGTAACTGGGATTCATCCCATTCATTTCCAACACATCATCACGAATGTTTTGATTGCGCTTTTCAGTATTAATAACACGTACAAAACTATTGGTCACAGCTGCTGTGAAGTAAGCAAACGGATTGTCGCTTTTTGATTCGTCAAACTGTAGGCCAATTTGTGTCAACTGTAAAATAGCCATGCCCTTCATCTCATCATTGTAAGTGTATCACGAACATTACCACGGGTAGCATATCGTTCACACAGCTTAATCATCATGCGGGCAAGTGTGTTACTGATTTGCCCAGCATCTTTGTCAAAGTGACCAGTTGTCAAGTCACCTTTCCAGTGACTTTTGCCCACGCAAACCAGTGTGTCTGGTGCTTCTACATCAAACTTCCAATGTTGGAACGGAGGAAAATTTACCTTGTCTCTGTGATCCGCAAGACTTTTGGGATTCTTTTTGCGTGTGCCATTCAGCGGGATGTGATCAAAACTCATGATGCGAAAAACAACATCTGTCTTGGCAATCTTTTTGTAATCAACTTCACAATCTGCTATTTTTATCTTTTCGCCGCCTGCCTTTCTGCGTTCAAACTCTTGCTGACCCATGCGTTTTGCTCTGGCTCGTTTGGCTTCTGCAATGGTGCGTATGTTTATTTTGCTTGTGTCTGAAAGAATAAGATCGTATTGATGATATTCGGGTTTGGTAAAGCTGCAATACGATGTCTTACTTCTGTGTATTTCTAACAACATGTCTTTGTTGTTCAAATAATTAACTTTTACTGTCATTTTAAGAGTCCTCTATGTAACATTATAAACTACGCACATAATAAAGTCAAATAAATAATATACCAAAAGGATAAAATATTATGGGTTTATTACAAACAGTATCGTCTGCACAAAACTTAATCGGTGCAGGCGGCAGAGCAGTTTCTGGAGTTAGCAAATTAGCTAGTGCGTTGAGTACTGGGTATAATAGTAATCCTGGTGGTGTATTGAGCGCAATTCGATCAGCAAATTTACCAGAAGCTGGCGAAGCTATTGGCGATCTTTTCAGCGCAGTTGCTAGTTTTGGCGGAGATACAAATCCAGCAGATTGGCGTGTGCGATTGAGTCTTGCTAATTGGACCAGCTTTAAAGGTAGTCCAGTATTGCAACCTTTGAAAGATGCAGGTGGTCTCATATTTCCGTATACTCCAACTATATCCATGGCCAGCGCAGCAACCTATAACAAAATTGAAACAACACACACCAACTACACCTTTCAAGCATTTAAAAATACTGAGCCAGGCGCCATAACAATTTCAGCTCCGATGAATGTGGAAGATACCACTCAAGGTTTGTATTGGATTGCAGCGGTGCATTATTTACGAAGTTTAACTAAAATGTTTGCAGGAACTGATCCTAAGGCCGGTAATCCTCCTCCCATTGTTTTTCTAAACGGTTACGGCAACTATGTTTTTAAAAATGTACCTGTGGTGGTAACAGGTTTTTCGACATCATTGGATGCCAGTTGTGATTACATAGGTGTTAATGTGGTTGGCAGCTTGGCTGGCGAAATTGAAGGAGTAGCAGGATCCATTGGCGGTCTTGCTAGCACGTTGGGCGGAGCATTGGGCTCAGCCATTCCTGGCATTGGTTCAATCACCGGAGCGGTAAGTAACATAGCAGGAGCCGTTGGTTCTGTGTCTGCCCTGGCTGGAAGTTTGGGTCTAACTGGTACCACAAGTGGCGGTGTAAGTCATGTTCCAACCAAAAGCACATTCACAGTTAATCTACAACCAATCTACAGTAGAGAGAGTGCCAAGAACTTTAGTCTTGATAGGTTTGTGGGCGGCGGATACTTGAACAACTCATTTGGATACATTTAATTATGGCAACTACCTACTCCAATACCAGTCCATGGTATGCCACCACACTTAAAAATAACTATCTTGATGTGTTGACTATTAGACCAGTCAGTGCTGCGGTGGATGATTTTTATTACACCATAGAACCACAGTATGCATATCGTCCAGATCTGTTAGCATATGACTTGTATGGTACCGCAGAGTTGTGGTGGGTGTTTACACAACGCAATCTTGATGTGATACAAGATCCTATTCTTGATTTTGTTCCCGGTACAAAAATTTATATTTGTAAAAATAGTGGTCTTAAAACTGCATTAGGATTATAATATGTCATTTCCTAGCCTTGATAATCTATCAAGAACAATTGATTCTGCCACTACTGGTTTGTCAAAACGGTTGACAGGTGTTTCTTCCATAGTATCCGGAGCTGCCAGTTCGTTATCAGCTGGCCTCAGCGGAATCACTGGTGTTGGCGGTGCATTATCTGGTATCGGTGGAGCAATATCAGGTATAGCCGGCGTAATATCTGACGTTGGTAGTGCATTGTCTGGCAACGGACTGCTTAGTGCATTTGGCACTGCATTTCAACCGTTACCAGATTTGGCATTACCTTTAAAGAATCCATTATTTGAATATGCCAGCTACGATTACATATTGGGACTTGCTTGTCTAACTAACGATCAATTAAATTCTCCAGACACTGGTTACATGTCAGGTGCAATACCTTATCAAATTATTGCCAAGGATGCAAATGCAGACCCTGCCAACCGAGTAAAAATAGCATACGGATCGTTTGATTATTTCTTAGACAAATTAGAAATTGAAAGCACAATTGGTTTGGAAAAAGGAGCCAACACAAACATGCATAAGATGACTTTCTCAGTCACAGAACCTTATAGCATGGGAACTTTCATGATGAGTTTGCAACAAGCTGCTTGGAATGCCGGACATGACAATTACACACAGGCTCCGTACCTACTCACAATAGAGTTTCGAGGCTCAAAAGAAAACGGTGTTATGTCCAACATACCAAACACATCCAGACGAATACCTTTTAGATTTAAAGAAGTGTCAATGACAGTTACTGAAGCTGGTGCGGTTTACCAATGCGAAGGATATCCGTGGAGCAGTGCAGCTCTCAGCGCACACGTATCGGGTATCAAAAACGATGCCAGTGTAAAGGGTACCACTGTGCAGGAAGTGTTACAAACTGGAGAAAAGAGTTTGCAAGTGGTAATGAACAAACGACTGCAACAACTCAAAACTGACGGTGAAGTTAGAACGCCAGATCAAATTGTAATTTTATTTCCCACTGATGTGAGCTCCAAAGGAGCAGGCGGCAACAGCGGAGATACTGAAGAAAACTCCAGCGCCACTACACAAACAGATGTGACGTCTGTTGCAGATGTTGCAAAAAAATTAGGATTAAGCAAAAGTACTATTCCTGCAAACACCACCTTGGTGCAAGATCCAGCCAATGTAAATGACATAGGCAAGGCCAAAATGGGATTCAGCGACACTAGAAAAGGTGACGCACCGGTGGGCAAGGACAATAAAGTTGTGGTGAAAGGCAATGTGATACGTGGTAACAACACAGTGGATCCACAAACAAGTGATTTAAGATTTGCCCAGGATACTGATATCACTGCTGCAATTGACACAGTGTTGTTAAACAGCGACTATGCAACATCATCGTTGCAAGAACAAAGTGTGGACGACAAAGGCCAACGCAAATGGTGGCGCATTGACACACAGGTTTTTAATATAACAGATAAAGCCAACTTGAAAAAAACAGGAGATGTGCCCCGTGTGATTGTTTATCGCATAGTGCCTTACGGAGTACACACTAGCAAACTCACTGCTCCCAACACCAAAGCAC